AACCAGCTCAAAGTGATGCAGGCTCTAACCAGCTCAAAGTGATGCAGGTCTATTCCTATATTTTAGGGGAACGCATCTACTATTTCGCCGAATATCAACTCTGAAGTGAGCGAGCGGCGTAACATCGACCTTTTCCGCGATGATATAGACGCCAGACTTAATTATCACCGCGCCGAAAACAAGCTCTCTTATGCAGAGACGATCGGCGTTTTAGAGATCATCCTGCACGAGCTGAAAATGGAACTGTGGTCGAACGAACACTCTGAAGACGACGAAGAGTGACTGAAATCAGGGTAGAGCTTTGGTTCCACAGTCGGGCTACCGCGATCCAGTGGCTCGAGCAGGAGCATTGGCTGGGTCGCAACGCCACTTTCTTTGTGATGAAATACCGGCTCTCGAGCTGGGTCATGGTCCGTGCCCAGCTCACGCTCAACGATAGAAACGATTGGGGCGAGCCCCGTGAAGAACTCGCCCCAAAAGATGATGTCTAATTTCGATCCGTTACGATCAGGATCCTCGGATATGCCTAGCCAAGGATTGTGCTCCGGTGAACCTTCGGATTTCGCCCTAAATTGTCAAGACGGGTTTGCCGGTGGCTGTTCGTCTTTTGGTCCAGGCGCAAAGGTCGGAGGCGAGGCATCGCCAGGAACAAAATGGATCGCCTTGTAGTCGCCGGTATCATGGTTATACACAACCACCGTGAAGCCGGTTTTCTCTACCTCTGGAGGAAGCACGATCGGATGGGCCGGTTGACCGGGACCGGGCCAAACTTCTGGCGGCGGTCCGCCGGGTGCGATCGGATGAGCCGGATGGCCAGGACTTGGCCAAATCTCTGGAGGCAACACAATCGGGTGCGCTGGAACCCCAGGAGCAATCGCGTCTGGAGGAATCACAATCGGATGAGCGGGTGCGCCGGGACCCGGCCAGATTTCTGGCGGCAGATAAATCGGGTGAGTCGGCACTCCAGGGGCGATCGCATCAGGCGGGATAACGATCGGGTGTGCTGGAAATACCGGCAAATAGATGGGATGCGATGGCACCCCAGGAGCAATGGCATCCGGCGGGATTACGATCGGATGAGCCGGTTGCCCTGGACCGGGCCAAATGCCGGGAGGCGGTCCGCCGGGAGCAATGGGATGGGCTGGATATCCAGGCCCAGGCCAAACTTCAGGTGGTGGTCCACCAGGGGCTATGGGGTGAGCTGGGTAACCGGGCGCACCGCCGATAGGAGTAATTAGAGCAAGGAACGATTCCATTTTATTGGTAGTTTTCTAATCGTTAACGTTTGGGACTTGGAGCAAGAAATGCTCAAGCTAGCTCTCCCGATCCGCTTTAGACTTGTCAAGCGCAATCAAGCGATGTAAAGCAATCCTTACAGTTTGCTCTTGGTTCCGCTTCGAGCCTGGGAAAAGTCAAAATCGAGGAACTCGCCGGTCGCCGCGGCGTAACAATTCGGGTGCCGTAGTAAACCCCCATTCGGTGGTGAACTCCGTCCACTCCTCAACCCGAAACCCTTTTCCCCTTTTCTCTTTTTCCATATGGGCGATTGCCTAATTAGCCCTCAACAGGCTATCGATTTTGCCAACCGCGATGTCTCGCGTCTCGTTGGCAATATTACTTTACTCCTGATGAGGAGAAGTCCTTTCTCAGACACCTTGGATGGAGGCACGTTTGAATCTGGTATAAGCGATGAACAACGTAACATCGTAATGGAGCGACCGCTCCTGAACCAGTCGTTAGTGTTACCCACATTCTTCAACGATATCGACAGTTGCGCGGATCTGGGCAACGTGGCCGAGACTGGTTCGACCGAGTACACCACGAAACTTGGCACGATCCGTGGCCGCGGGCCTAAGGTTTGCATAAAACAAATGAGATCGGCCTTCGCCGCCTCATACAGCGCCACCCAAGACGCGATTCAAAAGCAGTTGTTGTACTTCATGAACATCGACGTGCGGAGCCAATTGCTCCTGCGTTCCGGTGTTAAGATTAAGTGCAACACCGCTTACACTTTCCCGCAGATGGTCTCGGGCGACGTGCAGGATATCGATGCTAGCTTTAATGACGATAACCCGCCTGACACAGCTATTACGTGGAAGTTCCTCAAGTACACTGAGAGCTGGGCGCATGAGGCGTTGCTAGCAGAGCCTTTCGAAAGTGAGGCCGGTACTATCTGCAAATTCATTGGCGGTGCCGATATAATCGATGTGCTGCGCGATGAATTGAATGTGCGCTACGATATGCGTGCGCTGACGACCGGTCGCTATCAGTTAGGTGAAGAAACTATTACAGGCTATACATGGGCTGGCCCATATCAGGGTATTGCCCTAGGAATAGATCAGCAGCCTCTGCGTTTTGATCAGTTCCAAGAACTCAATGGCCAGTTAATTCCTGACTTCATTGAGCCAGAGGTAGCTGTGCAAGTTAGTAAAGGTGTAGGTGCGCGAGCTAACCCTGCCTATCTAGCTGCTCAATACGAGATCGCTTTCCTAGTGTTCGCGAATAGTTTCAGACGGTTAGTTCCTGAACAATTCACTGGAGCTGGCGAGTGGAGGTTCCCTCCGCAATTCAGCCAAGGAGAATTGGAGTTCACTTGCATCAGAGACAACGACTGTAATTTGTTCGGAGACTTTGGTTTTCACATTTATCAGATAACCCGTGCGTATCGGCCCGAGCGTCCGCACGCTGTTATCCCAATTGCGTTCAAGCGTTGTCAGCCAGATTTCGGTTTCGCGACTTGCACAGGTTATCCTGGCGGCACGGGAACCGGGATGATGGTTGGTTCGCTTACCATTTAGTGATTGTCCGACAAAACCAGCGGCAAAACGCGAGCTTCTTAGAGCTTCTTCATTTTCCTTCGAGAGTTAGCAGGCCTCGTCCACCGGTTAATTCCCAAAGGTTTACTCGAGGGAGCTCGCGTTAACTCCTTATGGATCCCAGTCTGTATCCGATGATCCGACCGCAGCAGCCGCTGCGGCCAGCCTGGATGGGCGACTTCGAGCACAACGAGCGCTGGGAGGTGATCCAGGGCGATGCTCTCGTCTATTTCATCGAGCTCTTTTGCGGATGTCCCATGATACCGGACATCACCAATTGGACCTTCCTTTTCACGGTCAAGGCGAGCATGGATCCGAGCGATCCGAACGACCTCGCGCAAGTAATCTGGAACGAGCAGCATGGAGCCTGCGGTTACACGGCGCTAATTGTGTTGCCTTACCAAACCTCCGTATTACCTGCGGGCTCTTTTGCTTTTGACCTCAAGTACCGAACTCCCAGCACGGCCTTGGTGCAAACCATCCGCCGGGGCGAACTGGACATACTGCCCAGCACCAACACCGATCTGTCACCGCTAGGGGAGATTCCCCCGCCGATCGTTGGCCCGCCCTATAATGTGCTAGTTCAAAACGCTTTTGCTAGACAGGCTTCTTAACTATGGCGACCAGATTTACCCGCGCCGACATTATCGAAGTCCCGCTGCCCAGCGATTACCAAGATCAGCAGTGTTTGCCTTTGGTAATTATGCAGCCGACAGCGGATGCAACTAACTACATGCTGAAATCTAACTACGCGACCAACGGTCAACCCGGCGTAGTAGATCGCGCATTGTTAGCTGACACGGTTACCATTATCCCCAAGCACGCGCTGCAACATCTGCAAGCGGGCAATGACCCGATCAATGTAGCCACGTCTTTTTCGGATGGCTTGTGCCCGCAAGGCAATGGGGATCCCTCCAACTACCTAGGAGGCGATATCCAGCTGCATCCGCTGCCAGGGATAGTTTTCTTAAGGGCGGAAACCGCAGTGAGTTTGCAAGCTGGCTCGACTAGCGGCGAGGTCATCGCCACTGGCGTTTTAGCTAACCCTTCTCCCGGCGTTTACATTATCGACGCGCCTTATCTCTATGCACCTTCCCCTGGCTACACGCCTGCAGGGCTCGTGCATTTCGAAGTTTACGACACGAGCATTCCCGGCTGGGTGCAAATCACCGGCTCAACGGATCTGAGTGCCTTGACTTCGCATAAGAGCGTGGTTCGTCCCATTCTGCTTTCTGGCGCAATGACCCAAGCTTTTGCGGCTGCGCCCAATGGGCTCACTTGGCAACTGGTGCTAGATCAAACTGCTGGAACTACCAGCTATTTCCGCGCCGGTTTGAACTTCTACTTATCCGCACTTCAAGCCCTACCCTAATTTTATGCCCCTCGGTCAAGCCGGAGTCTATTGGCCCTTTAAAAGCCTGCTAGAAGGTGCCGGAATCACATTGCAGGAGGACGCCAACTCTATCACCGTCACCGCGACCGGCGGTACCGGAGGCGGCAGCGGCGACATGCTCAAAAGCGAGTACGCTCCGAGCGGCAAGGCCGGTGAAGTCGATCATGCAATCCTGGCCGACACGGCCACCAATTGCAGTCATAGCGCCCTGGCCGATTCGGTGCCCTGGAACGGGATCACGGGACTGCCTGCGAGCTTCCCTAGCGATTGGTCGGTCATCACCAATAAGCCGAATCTCTTTCCACCGCTGCCCCATGCGCCGCAGCACCTTCCCAATGGAAATGATCCCATCGCGTTGGCTAGTCCGAGCGGGCCAGGATTATTGGCCCTGCTCAGTGGCGCTGCCACTGACTTTGTCGGCGGCGACAATGCCTGCCACGCGATGCAGAATTTCGTTCCGACCGGCATCTGCTTGCCTTATGTGGGAACGGTAGCTCCTGGCGGTTTTTTACTTTGCGATGGCTCCGAAGTGGATCGCACGATCTATGCAGCGCTCTTTGCGATTTGCGGCATTGCTTTTGGTCAAGGCAATGGAACCACCACTTTCAATCTGCCGGATCTGCGTTCGCGCATTCCCTTAGGAGCAGGCGCAGGCCCGCTGCTAACGGCACGCTCTGTTGGCCAAAAGGGCGGAGAAGAAAACCATCTCTTAAGCGTTGCGGAGTTAGCTTCTCACGGGCATACCGTGAATATTTATGATCCAACGCACTCGCATACCGTGCCCTACGTCCAGCAGGCCGCATATCAGCAAGGCGGGACCAGTGCAGTAGGTGAACCCGGCAACAAGACCGTCCCGAGCGGCTATTCGGCTACGG